GTGTAATTTTTCATGTCGTTTTTTGTTTTTGTTTATGATTCAAATATAAGGTCATTCATTAATACTTTTGTCATAGAAATGTCATAAAGTATAATAATATTAAACATTGAATTTGTATTTTTTTGAGATATTTTTACGATACTTTCATCATAGTTTCAGCATAGTTTCACTAAAGTTTAGTGAAAGTGCAAAGGTTTTTCAAAAAAAAACTAAGAAAATAATTTCATAACTTATTGATATTTAAACTATTGCAAAAAATGTAACGCGTTCTGAATGTGTTCGTAACACTCGCAAAGTAAAGTAAAGTAAATAGATATATATATATAGTGTTTTTTACTCTTAAAAATTATATTTATGATTATGATACTTTTTGAAAAAGGAACTGTAAAAGACTTGGTTTTGTCGCTTGAAAAGGTGACGCTTGAAACACCTATTTACGTGTTTGAATTTGTGAACGATATTACAAATGAAATCGTTATCTTTGAAGCATTGAATGAAAGTTTATATATTGAACGTTATTCAGAATTTGAGATAAACGTAAATGATTATTTTTTAAATGCAACGGAAGGTTTTTGGACATATCAAGTTTTTGAATTTCAAGAAGAACCAGAAATCAAAAAACAATTAGAAATCGGTAAAATGAAATTAGTGGGTGAAGCTTTTACATTCACAGAATACAACGGACAATCTGAAGACTTTATAACTTACAAATAAATGGCTACACTTACAGGAGAATTAATATCGGAAACATACGACTCGCTTTTAAAGGTAACCGACAATAATACAATCACAGGAATTAAAAAAAGGATTACCGATGGTTTTGGAAACGAAATCCCTTTACAACTTTCTTCGACCGATATTGAAATTGATGGAACGCTAATACTTTCAGCACTTGCAGACTTAGAAGCAGCTACAAAGTTTCTAAGCCTAAAAGCAGATAATTCCGTTTCGTATCGTACCGCTGCCGAAGTCTTAACCGATATTGGTGGCGCGTCAAGTTCAAGCATTTCTGGCACGACTGGCAATATTACAAAGTTTACAAGCACAGGCGCGGTTGGGGATTCAATACTTGAGGAAATCGGTAATGTTATACACTTAACCGATGGCACATCAAGCTACGCAAGTTTTGGGATTATTAATCCAGGCGTAGATAACGACGCATACATAGGGTCTACTATAAACAACGACTTTATAATTCGAGTAAACAACGTAGAAGCGTTAAGAATAGACACCGCTTTACGTTTAAAAATAGCAAATATTCAAAACGCTTTAGGTGACACAGATAAATTTCTAGTTTCTGAAGATGGAGTAGTTAAATATCGGACTGGCGCGGAGGTTTTAGCAGATATAGGTGCAGCAAGTGCTACTGCTTTTGTACCTTACACAGGTGCTACAAGCGATGTAAATCTAGGAACTTTTGATATTACTGCAAGCTCATTAATTAAAGCTGGTGGAGTAGATACGCAGTTCTTAAAAGCTGATGGCTCAATAGATAATAACACCTATTTAACGGCGAATGATTTGCCATCAACTTTAAGCTTATACGCTACAAATGTAGCCTCAGCGGTTGGTGGTTATTTTAAGTTAGTTACTGCAATAGACGACCCCGACTATAATACAATTGCGGTCGATGTTCCGACTGGAGATATAACTACAACTGACCAATTAATAGCGTCTTTAATTTCACCTGCTAATCTTATTAATGGTAATCCTGGAGTATTTAACGTAACCACGAATGGCAATATTAAAAAAGTATCGGGGAGCGGAGAGGCCGAGTTTTTCTTTAGGATTTATAAAAGAACATCGGGCGGTGTTGAAACTTTAATTGGAACTTCAAGCAATACTATTCCAGTTGTTAATACTGGATACTCGGAGTTTTTCGCAACTGCTATTTGGAACGATGGAGTTTTTGGCGTTACCGATACAATTGTTTTAAAATATTATGCGAATAGAATTTCAGGCGGTTCTAACCCAAGTTATGATTTTCAATTCGGAGGTGACCAGCCAGTAAGAACGATAGTACCTATTCCCCTTGCGGTTATACCTAACATTTATCTAGAGGAATTAGCTGATGTTGAAGACGGTGTAGCATCGAATAACGATGGTATTTTCTTTGATAGTGCAGTAAGTTTGTGGAAATACAAATCTATAAGCGAGGTTTTAGGATATACTCCAGCGAATGATGCGAGTGTTGTACATTTGGCAGGCGCAGAAACAATTACAGGTGCAAAAACATTTAGTAGCGATTTAATAACTAATCGAATAAATGCCGTTGCATCGGGTGATGGGGCTGCAATAATTAGAGGATTTGCTTTTAATAATTCAGTAGCTGGTTCATTTAGTAATAATACAACCGCTGCATCAAATACCCCTACTTTATTTGTTCAGCAAGGTGGAACGGCAGCTTTAGCAACTTTTCAAAGCTCTACAAATCAAGTTGATATAAATGCAAATGGAAATATAAGCGGGGTTGTTGATTTAGTCCTGAGTGGAGCTATAAGAAAGAGTTCTTTTACATACACTTTACCGAGTGCAAGTGGTACGTTAGCTCTAACAAGTCAATTACATGATGCAGTTACATTATCAACTATTGGTTCAACTCCAAATGCTAATGGTGCAACATTAACAGGGCAAATATTAAATTTACAACCTGCAAGTGCAAGTTTTGGAGGGGTAATAACTACAGGAACGCAAACGATTGCGGGAACTAAAACTTTTACTTCAAATAGAACTATTTTTCAAAATAGTGATGCTATTCAAGTAGAATTTTTAAATACATCTAATTTATCAAATAAATTAAGTATTGGTTATGCTTCTAATGGTATTATATTATCTTCAACAGGACTTGATTTTAGAGTTGGTGGTTTAACCACAAGTGCTTTACTGATTGCTTCTAATGAAAACGCTACTTTTAAAGAAAACTTAACGGCAAAATCATTTATTAAAACAAGCGGAACTTCAAGCCAATTCTTAATGGCAGATGGTAGCGTTAATACAAGTGTATCTCCAAGCGGTGCTTATTTGCCATTAACAGGTGGTACGCTTACAGGTGCATTGAATGGAACAAGTGCAAAGTTTTCAGGTAATGTAAATGCAGGTACTATATCAGGAAATTTAGAAGTTGGTTATGCAGTTAATCAAGGATTATACAAGCTAGATGTTAATGGTACGGGGAGGTTTAGTGGGTCTTTAGTATTAAATTCAAATAATATTACTGCTATATTTGTGGATGCTGCTAATTCAAATTATTCATATACTCTACAAAACTATTTAGGTCAATTTAGATTATATAATGATAATACAAGTACAACAGTATTAAACTTTGCCTCAACAGGAGCAGCTACGTTTTCTAGTAGTGTGACGGCAACAGGAGATATTAGGTCAAATGGCATTTATAGAGATTATCAAGGTGAAGCATTATTAGAAACAATTGGTTCAGTAACACAGTTAGGAAGTTCAGGAGCAGGAACACCGAGAGAATTACAATTCTTTGCAGGTAATAGTGCTGCAATGTACATTAACACTTCACGTAACGTAGGTATAGGGACAACAAGTCCAACAGCCCCATTATCTGTCAGAGCAAACACAAGTGGAGATGGTATTAAAGTATTAGGAAGGTCAGATGGATTTGGGTTTCTTTCGTTTAGAAATAGTGGAGATACTGTTACAAACGGGGAGATTGGTATAAGCGATGCTCAAAATATGTTATTTTATACAGGAGCATCTGAACGTATGCGCATTACCTCAGGTGGTAACGTACTAATAGGTAAAACTAATGAAGAAAGTTACAAGCTAGATGTTAATGGTACGGGGAGGTTTAGTGTCGGAGTTATAGCAACGCAAGGGATAAATATAACAAGCAATGGTGCTTTCTTTAATTCAGCTAATAAATTTGGTATAGACCAAAATGGAATAACTTCAAGATTTTACTCAAATGGTTCAGACGCTTCTACAAGAGGGCAATATGAATTTCACATAAATAGCTCAAATGGTTCTTTAGATACTATTGCTTTGGGGATAGCCTCCACAGGAGCAGCTACGTTTAGCGGAACAACTGCTGAATCAGTAACATTTAAAACATCAAATGCAACTACTATAAACATTCCTTTAATTTATAATAATTCTACTGTTGTCGGATATATTGGAACTCAAAATGGATTAATGACAGGTGGTGGAACTGGTTTTGGTATCCGTTCTGAAACCGATATAAAATTTGGTATTAGTGGTGGAACAGTAGCTTTAACACTTGCAGCCTCCACAGGAGCAGCTACGTTTTCGAGTAGTGTGACAGTTGGAGCATCAACAAATGCAAGGCTTGGTGTAAGGGGCACAACAAATGATTCAAGTGCTTATGCTTTTGAAGCTGCCAATTCAAGTGGTGCAACTTTATTTATAGTAAGAAACGATGCAGCAGTATTTGCACAAGGGATTTATAATTTTACAACAGGTTCGGGTGCTAATGTTGTTGTATTTAGCGATGGTTCTTTGCAGCGTTCGACTTCGTCCTTAAAGTATAAAAAGAATGTAGAAAATTATACTAAAGGATTAAAAGAGGTTATGCAAATGCGACCAGTAACCTATAATAGTAAAAATGAAAATGAAACGCAAACTTTTGCTGGTTTAATTGCAGAGGAAATCCATGATTTAGGATTAACAGAATTTGTACAATATGCAGAGGATGGAAGTCCAGATGCATTATCATATTCCAATATGGTTACTTTATTAGTAAAAGCAATACAAGAATTATCAGAAAAAATAACACAATTAGAAAACAAATAATTATGAAAACAATACAATCAATCCCTACATGGGTAAAAGGTCAAGCAGTAACAGCTACCATTTTTAATCTACGCCCTATCGGTGGCGAACTATTTCAAAGTGCTAGTTTTTACTATTCATTATTAGATAGTGATTTAGTTATGGTTGCAGAAGGTAATTTAACGATGTCAGGCGAAGCTTATTTGGAATGGGGTAATGATGATGAGTACGCTTATAATTGGGGTGCTGAGCAGCTTAATTTAGTTATTACAGGCGATTATGTAGCTCCAGTAATTGAATCAGTTAATGAGCCAATTGTAGATACTTTAAATGAGGTTATTGAGCCAATTGTCAATGAATCCTTGACAGTTGAAGATTAGAGTATTAGATACCGAGCTAAAAGTCGGAAATATTTCACGAAAAATTAATTCGGTTAATATACTTTCTTTTAGATACGACTTGTTTTGTGAAGGCGTAAATATCATTTGTCAAATATGCGACGCTAATAATTGTATTTGTTTCGAGGAAAGTATATTTATAAAAAAAGAAACGCTTGATAAGTGGGGCAAAGATGACAATTTTATAGTTAATGAGTTGTTAATACGATTGGGATTAAAGAAATACACAACCGACGAACAAGGAAATAAAAACATTAAAAAATGAGTAATTTAATAGCGATTAATTTTAGCGAATATTCACAGCCAAAGTTCACTGAAAAGAAGAATCAGGACTGGGTATCTTATGGCGAAGATAATAAATTCCCTTTTCATTTGCTTTCATTGCTTAACACTTCGGCAAAGCATAACGCTATTGTAAACGGTAAGGCTAATTACATTGCGGGTGGTGGTATTGTATTTGATGACGAAGCTAACCAATATCTAGTTGAAAAGCCTATAAATAGGTCGAAAGAAAATATAAACGATATTTTAGATAAAATTACTTTAGATATTGAAACTTTCGGGGGTTGCTATCTTGAGATTATTTACAACCATTTTGGTGACGCTGTTAGTTTATACCATATTGATTACGCAAAAGTTAGGTCTAATCCCGATAATACTTATTTTTATATTAGCGACGATTGGGCAATAAAAGCGAAGCCTGATAATATCGAAGCAATTTCGGGTTTTAATCCCGATAATAAAGTAGGTAAACAATTAATTTACTTAAAAGAGTATCGTCCAGGCGTTAATACGTACACGCTACCAACTTATCAAGGCGCTTTAAATTACATCGAGTTAGATGTCGCTGTTAGTGAATTTCATTTGAACGCTATTCATAACGGAATGATGCCTTCAAAAATGCTATCGTTTAACAATGGTATCCCGACCGAGGAAGAACAACGTAAAATAGAACGTCAAGTAAAAGACAAATTTTCAGGTGAAAAGAACGCTGGTAAATTTATTATTAACTTTAATAACGACCCCGCAAAAGCTCCGACCGTAATTGACTTATCCGCTTCCGATTTGGATAAGCAATTCGATATGTTAAATAAGACCATACAACAAGAGATATTTAGCGGACATAGGATTACTTCAGCTTCTTTGTTTGGTATCTCTCAAGAGGGCGCATTAGGTGCAAGGACTGAAATGCGTGACGCTTACGAGATATTCCAAAATACTTATGTAACTGGCAAACAACAATTCATTGAAAGGTGGCTAGGTTATATTTTACCATTGTTTGGTATTACAGCAGAATTTCATATTAAACACACCGAACCATTAGGTTTTGAATTTAGCGAAGCGATTATTTCGGCTAATATGACACGCGAAGAAATACGCGAAAAGTTAGGATTGCCTTTAGAGGTTAAACCAGTTGCAGTTCCAGAAACTACAAATCAAGCCTTTTCACAACAGGATGATGATTTTGCGGTTAGTGTATTTGCAGACTTTGGCGACGCTCGAAGCGATTACAACGTGATAAAATCAAGACGTGTTCAATTTGATGACAATTTCGAACCAATACCACACCAAGAATTTGCGGATATTGATATTATAATCACGAATGTTCAAAGTGGGATATTGGATTTATTGCAAAAGAATCCATTAACGACAGTTGACGATATGGCAACCGCTTTGAAGGTAGATAAGCAAGTCATTATCGGGTCTTTGTCTACTCTTGAAAATAACAAGTTAATAAATGTTAAGCCTTTTAATGATAATGGTAGCGAAGTTATATCTCGCGAGATTACGGACGAAGGTAAAAAGCAAAAGTCAGCACGTAAACCAATTGCGGATATTCAAATCAGATATTCATACGAGGTAACTCCAGGACTTGGCGCACCAATTATTCCAACGACTAGGAAATTCTGTGAAAACTTAATCACATTAGACAAGATTTATTCACGGGCAGAGATTCAGCAAATAAGCCAGAGGTTAGGTTATTCGGTATGGCAAAGGCGTGGCGGATTTTATACTAATCCGAGAACACAAGTAACCACACCATATTGTCGTCATCGTTGGGTTGAACAAGTTGTAATTAAAAGAAAATAATGAGCGCGAACATTTTATTTATAAGCGAAACAACGCTAAAAGATAGGTCACTATTGCAAGATAATGTAGACCCTAAGCTAATAAGACCAACTATCAAGCAAACGCAAGATATGTATATCGAGCCAATTTTAGGTACTGGCTTATATCAAGAATTGCAAACACAAATTGAAGATGATTCTTTGACTGTTTTAAATAAGAAGCTTCTTGACTTATACGTGACCGATTGTATTTCTTGGTATGTCGCAAGTGAAATGGTAATGTCATTAGGGTTTAAGATGACAAACAAAAACGTGCTTAGAAAAAATAGTGAAAATTCAAACGAAGCTTCACTATCTGAATTGTTCGATTTAATGAATTACTACAAGAATAAAGCTGAATGGTACTCGCAAAGAATCACGAATTATCTTTGTGAAAATATAGTCGATTATCCTTTGTATAACAATCCTGGAAGCGGGTCGGATATTATACACCCTAATGGGTCAAGTTATAGCACAGGAATGTTTTTAGGTGGTATTGAAAGAGATTACAAAGATTATTCGGATATGTACCAATCACAATTCGGTGCATTAGGTAAAGATTATAGGGATTAAATGGCAAAGGATTATTCTAATAAGAACGTAGTTAAGTTAAAGACTTATTTAAGCACTGTAAAAAATGACGATAAAGGAAGTAAAAAGTCTATTAAATAATTTAGCAACCGACCACAAGCAAATTAATGACTTTGGTTGGGGCGATGTTTGGGAACTTGGCGAAAGTAAGTCAATTACTTATCCGTTAATGTATTGCACAATCGAAAGTTCAAATGTAAGCGGTTCAATATTTAACCTTTCTTTGTCTATTATCTTTGCGGACTTAGTATTCGCGGACGAAAAGAACGAAGATGATGTCATTAGTGACCAAATGCTAGTTTGTCAAGATATAATTGCACAGCTTAGAAGCGATACTTTTGAATTTACGCTAGGTAATTCGGTTAATATTAACTTTTTTACAGAACGATTATCAGACCTTGTGGCAGGTGTTCAGGCTTCAATCTCACTTGCTATACCATACGTTGCTGATAGGTGCGCAGTTCCTTCCGATTACCCTTTAATTGATGCAGGGCAATGACACAAAAGGAATCCGCTACTTTAGAAAAGGTATTTGATGAATTACGAAACTTGTCGCATAAGGTGCAAACTATTGAAGATGCTATTCTAGGAAGTGAGTATTTCGGCGAAGGTTTGAAACAACAAACCAAAAAAAACACCGAAGAAATATCTGCTATTCAAAATAAGTTTAAATACGTTTACTATACGCTTATCGGAGTTGGAATCACAGGCGGGTGGCAAATAACGGAATTAATTAAAAAGATATTCCCCGCTTTATTTTAGCACTTTTCAACATTTTAAAAATCTTTCATAATTTCATTATCTTTGTTTAAAAAAAACAAACAATGTTTAGACCGAGATTAAATTCAAATGAATACGACTTGATAAAATCTTTTCGTAATTCAAACGTGGTTGGTATTATAGGCGATAGACACGCTCCATTCACGCACCCAGACTATTTTGCTTTCGTTTATGAAGTCTTTAATAAGTTCCAAGTTTCTACAATTGTAGATATTGGCGACGATACCGACTTTCACGCGATTAGTTATCATGAATCAGACCCAGATGGGGAAAGTGCAGGTAATGAATTAGAACTTGCAAGGCGTGACCATGTTAAATGGCATGAAGCATTTCCGAATGTTTACGGTTGTATTGGTAACCATTCAAGCCTACCAACTCGAAAGCTTCAAACGGCGGGACTTCCAAAGTCGATGTTCAAAACCTATAATGAAATGTTAGGTTATCCCGACGGTTGGAAATGGGCATACTCTCATGAGATAGATAATACTTTATATATTCATGGCACAGGGTCAAGTGGTGCGCAAGGTGCAATCAATCGCGCAAGGGACAATAGACAATCTACGGTGATAGGACATATTCATTCTTTTGGTGGTGTTAATTATTCTGCTTCCGATAGAGATATAATTTTTGGAATGAATGTCGGTTGTGGTATTGATGTTAGGTCATACGCAATGGCTTATGGCAAAGTGTATGCAAAGAAGCCTACTTTAGGTTGTGGAATAGTTATCGATGGGAAAACGGCAATATTTATTCCAATGAATCTTGGGTCTAAAATTTCCTGGTTATGAGTTATATGAAGATACTAGAAGAAAAGGCAATCGAAAATAAAAAGATAAAAGGTTTAATGAAGTTAAAAGCTTTGAAAGAAGCGGAACTTCAAGAAATAGTTATGGCATTAAGAAAATTAATACAGAAATAAAATGATACACGAATATCTTTATAAAACTCCTAATATCGCCTCTAGCGGGACATATGTTTCAGATAGTATTAAAACAAATAGAGTGTTTGAAAGCGGAAGTCAGAGAGACGACGACACAAACAAGCCTTTAGTAAACCATTTAGATGCTTACGTAAGGTTAAGATTTGGCTATTTATTGCGAATGGGTGCAAATAAGTACGAAAAAAATAACTGGCAAAAGGGACAACCAGACGAATCTTCACTTGAAAGCTTACATAGACATTTAGCAAAATATGAACTAGGAGATAGAAGTGAAGACCATTTAGCTTGTATTATGTTTGGCTTACAATTAATAATGAAGAATGAGCAGAAGAATGGAGTTGCAGTTGATGCTTACTATACTCCTATTTAGTAACATATATAAGCATTATTTGTTACGAAACAATAACTAATTCGGTATAAATACGAATTAATATGCAATATAATGCACAAAACTATACACTTTTGTAAGTTATATAATACATTACATTAAAAAGTGCTACTTAATGCACGATTTATTTACATATTAAAAGCATTTAACTTTACATATTATGAAGATAACAGTTAAACGAGAATTCTTTACAGAAACGGAAACTATCGGGTCTATGTTTATTAACGATAAATTCTTTTGTTACACGCTTGAAGATAAAGATAGAAAGCTAAACCAGTTACAAATCGAATCAGAAATCAAAGGGCAAAAGAAATACGGGGTTACGGCAATACCTTCGGGAACTTATCGAGTCATATTAACTTTAAGCAATCGTTTTAAAAGAGTAATGCCAGAGGTTTTAAAAGTCAAAGGATTTGAGGGAATTAGAATACACGGAGGGAATACTCATGAAAATACGGAGGGCTGCATTCTAGTTGCAAAGACTAAGCATATCAATAAACCATTTGGCAAAGTCTTAAATTGGATTCAGGGCAGTACCGAAGTCAAGCTTATAAAAGAGATAAACAAAGCTATTCAAAACAATGAAAGAGTAGAATTGCAAATCATTTATTAAATTTATATTTATGATTGTGAGCAAATTAAAAACTAGATATTGGAAACCAACTCCAAAACTATTTCGTAAAATAGGGGATACGCTACTTGCTTGTTCTACAATGGTAGCAAGTTACTCGATTTATGCAGGTTTTGAATGGGTGGCAATCGTTGCTATCGTTTCTGGGGTCATAGGGAAGTTCCTAACAAACTTTAGCACAGAAGATGACAAATTATAAAGCTTTATTATTATCGTTGCTTATATCGCTTCTAATTGCGTCGTGTTCAAGTAAACGATTTACGCAAACAATTACAATTAAAGATACTATTATAGTACCTTCAAAGATTCAATTAGATACTTTGGTTTTGTTTAAAGATTCAATCGTAACTATTCACGATACTAGCGGTCAAATGGTAATCACTATTCAGAAATTCAGAGATAAATATATAAGGGTACAAGGCATTTGTAAACCTAAAGAGATTATCATTCCTATCACGAAAACAATCACAAAGACAAAGGAAGTCATTGTTAAAAACTCTTTTTATAAGTATTCATTTTATTTATTACTTTTGTTTGTCGGTGCTTATGTAGCGTTTAAACGCTTTAATTAAGTTTTTTCATTGTTGTTTGTTTAAAGGTGGTCATTAATTTGACTGCCTTTTTTTATTTATGACAATTCTATGACAATTCTTTTGTAATATGACTGTATATTTGTTTCAACAACAAAAAGAAAATATCATGCAAATTAAAAAAGCAACAAACATTCAAGATTTAATTTTTAATAAAGGTAAAGTTAAATTAGATTTTTCAGATAAAAAGAAATTATATAAATTAGGTTTTTACAATTCAACTGTAAATAATTCTTTAGAACAAAATCCTTCTATTGAAATAATAAATAAAGGTGCTGAAATATTATCTAAATATTATGGTCGTATAACTCACTATCATTTATGGGAATGTAAATATTCAGGTTTTAGAATTGTATATGGATATTAAAATGGAACTTACACCACAAGAAAAATCAAAGCTTAATTATATTAGGCTTTATGAAGAACAAATAATCTTTAAATTAAATCAAAATAAACAAACAACTTTTAAAAAATTAATGCTATGGATTACAAAGTAAAATTATTAACTAACCCGCAAGGGATTGACGTGCAAACGACAGGAAAAACAGGTATTATTTTAAAGCGATACTTTAAGTTTTCATTGATTGAATTTATCAATGAGTTTAACGAACCAGAAGAATGGTATTTTGAAAACAAAGAATTTGTAATTTTATAAGAAATGGAAAAACTAATTAAAAAG